TACGAACCAGATTTCATGTACATGGTAACTTCACCAGAAGTAATGGCTGAAATGAGAGCGGCTAACTTGGTAGACGAAGACCGTATCAAAGACGGCAACCTTGAGTTCTCAACAGTATTCGGTGGAAAATTCCGTCTAGTAATGACTCGTGCAAACCAAATGATTTCAGGTGCGGCTTCAGGAGACTTAAATGCTTCTTCAGCTAAGTGTACTTACATCATCAAGCCGGGTTCAGTTGCGGCAACAGCAATCAACATGCCAACTCCAGTAGAAGTAGACCGTGCAGCGGCATCTTACTTAGGTGGTGGTTCAACTAACGTTTGGTATCGTTGGGGTTACATCAACCACCCAATGGGTTACAACTGGGCTGGTGGAACAACAGCATTTGCTTCTAACGCTGACTTAGGCGCTGGTGCATCTTACGCTCGTGCAATGGATAGCTTAAACTTAGGCATCTTACCAATATTCCACGCATAAATAAAAGGAGGAACTAATGGCTCTAGTTCTTAATACGAATAGCTATGTAGAAATCGCAGACGCTGATGACTACCTTGAGACACGTATTGACAGTGCCAACTGGTTTGACGCTGACGATGAAATCAAGGAACAAGCTCTTGTCACTGCAAGTTTACTTATAGATGACAATTCTTGGATTGGTTCTGCTGTTAGTTCCTCACAAGCTTTGGCTTGGCCTCGTAAGAACGCTATATACAATGATTCTCGATTGGGAATGACTGTTACTATAGCGGAAAACGAAGTCCCAAGTCGTGTTAAAGTCGCTATCTACGAACAAGCACTACACTTAGTTGATAATGAAGATTTACTAATGGGTACTACTCAAACTTTTGAGAGTATTTCTGTTGGGTCAATCTCTATATCAGATAGTAATGGTGATGTTACACGCACTCCAATTAAGTCAACACAAGCAACAAAGTCTATTAGACCTTTACTAGTTAAAGGCTCAGTGGGACAAGGTTCAGGTTGGTGGAGGGCGAATTAATGTCACTCAAAGCTAAAGTTAGCGCGGCAGTAGATAAGGCTTTTGCGGCTATCGGAGACTTAGCGGTCTCTGCTACTTTATCAAATAAAAACGCAAGTAGTTATGACTTTGCCACAGGGCAAGCAGTAGCTACTACAACTAGTAAAACAGTTAAAGTATTTCTAGAAACAACCGATAAATCTTCTGACGGAGCCTTTCAATCGAAAGCCTTGATGAAGTCTAACGTTGTTGTTGACGGTTATGATACTATAACAATAGGTACTTCAGTATACAGTATAACAGACTTCCAAGACGACGGTTTTGTAATAACATTGCAGTTGACAAAGGAGAAATTATAATGTATGACTTAATACTTAGAGATGTTGAAACGGTATTCGGCTCATCTTTGTGGACAACAAACAATATTAAGACTTATCCTATGAATTACTTAGGAAATAAGGCCTCTAATACTGAGTATGTCTTGATGAACGTATTACCTTCTAGTAGTAAAAACTATGCGTATGGGGTAAAGAAAGAGACTACTGGTCTCGTAGCTGTAAAAATATTCGTCAAGGCTGGTGACGGTCAGGGAAGACTAATGGCAATAGCTAACTTACTTGACACCATCCTAGACAATAAAACACTACCTAACGGTACAAAGCTAGGAACATCATATTTAACAGTGGAGGGTTTAGACCCTTCAAACAAAGCACTTTATAGTGCATCTTACATAATTCCATTTACACATTACGGAGAATAAAAATGGCACATATTTCATCATTGGGTGCAGGCGTATTCACATACCTTGACATCTTTAAGGGAACAATCCCAGCATCAACAGACACAGCGGCAGAATGTGCGGCTCTATTTGTTGGTTCAACACCGGGTACTGCAGACGCAGACCATGTACGTATGCCTTCAGTACGTGAATTCCCATCAGTTGGTACACCAGCTAACATCGTAAACGTTCCAGTATACGGTCAAAAGACATCTTCACAGGTTCAAGGTCAATCAGATGCTCCTTCTTTAGAAGTAACTGTAAACTACAACGCTGGAGACATGGAAGCTATCCACGACTTAATCGGCACTGCATGTGTATTCCGTTTCATGATGGCTGGTTCAGCTGTTACTGAAGACGAAGGAGCGGCGGCAACTGTTACTCCTGAGAACACTGAGTTCTATTTCAAAGGTAAAATTGAAGCTATCTTAGTAAACCCTGCATTGACAGACGCTACTACAGCTACAGTTACTTTGTCAGCACAATCTGATTTCTTCG